GTCAGTAGCTGCTGTTTCTACTACGAAGAAGAAAGTAGCTCCTAAATTATTTAATTGATTAGGATCGTCGTCTCTGCCTGGAGCAGTAGCAACAATACTAGGTAAAGTAAATTTACCGTCAGCATCGTTAGTAGTTAAAATTTTTCCTGCGTGTGCAGCCACGGTTAAAGTTGTGTCTGCGGTTAAACTGACCACGTTTGCATTACCAGCAGAAATAAATCCTGCCAGTGATTTTACTGGTCCACTGAAAGTTGATTTTGCCATATTAAGTCTCCTTAATTATATTTATCGTCTCGGCTTGTCTGCTAGGTCAGTCGATAAATAGTTAATGTTGTCCCTAGTTGATTTTTGATTATAACAAAAAAAAGGGGCAAATAAATGCCCCTTTGTTTAATCTCTTTGAGTTATAAAGCAGAGATTAGAACTTCATTAAGATCTGTTTGTTTACGCTCCTGGTGAACCGAATACACATCTTGGGTTAGAGAACCCAAATGAGTATCTTTCTCTCGCCTTGAAACGCATGTTACCCGTGTCAAAGTCACCTTCCATAGCAGTAGACAAAGGAGTTCTTTCAAAATGCTTAAACCCATCAGGGCAATCAGTTTTGATAAAGAACGCATCTGTATCTGTTAAGAAGTGATTGACGACGTAACCATCAGGCACCATGCCCATGTTTCTTACGGCGTTAATGTCGTTGTCAGAAGTGCCAACTCTTCCTGGTGTGCCCATGAGTCTGTCAGCAACAAACTGTAGATTTGTAGGAACGATTAGTTTCATACCTCTAAGAGCAAGGATCATGTCCCTGTCATCTTTGAAGTTAGCTATATCGATCAATGAATTTTCCAAAGAAGTTTCATTCAAATCAGCAGCAGTGCTTAACTCGTTACTCAACGTGCCGCCACTAGATAGAGGGTGGTCAGTAGCACAAAGCTCTTTCCCATCTCCACCAGTAAAGCTTGAGTTGAAGGCGTTATTCAATATAGCAGCAGATTTGACTTGCTTAGTGTGCGCCATACTTCTAGCTAATGCTTTTGTGTATCTTGCACCAAGTCTGTCATACAAGTTATCTTCGATAGCTTCCTCTGTGAGAGCAAATGCTAACGCAACTGTCTCGTGAGTGTATCGAGCACTGTATGATTCTGAAGCTGTATCAAAACTTACACCTTGTCCCTCAGTCTTTGTAGGGGCGTTACCGAAACCTACGAGTAGCACATCTTCTTCAAACGCTCTGTCAGAAGAAACTGTGTCGTAAATTTCAGCGTGCTCGTTTTCGTATCTTTGATACTCCATTCCGAAAAGAGCATTCAAACCAGGCTCTAATTCTTTTGCTAATTGTGCTCTAGATATTGCCATTATTAAACCTCTTACGCTAAGCCAGCGCCTTTCACGCCCATAACGTGGTTTTGTATAACCACGATTACGTTAGTGCCAACGCTTGCTGTATCGGAATTTTCTGGATCTTGCGAAATATCAATAGCTTTCAAAGGAAGCGTAGCTGTTGTAGCTCCAGTTGAAGTGTCTAATTGAATGTTTGAAGTTCCAGAACTTGTGTCACCAACAGGAGAAGACTCAACTACGTCAAAGTTACCAAACAAGTCAGTTATAGGGAATGCCTCATCTGACTGTATGCTAAATTCGACCATTGGGTCATCTATCACGTTGGCGATAATGTCGCTTGCGGCGATGCTACCAGGGTAGTGATTTTTAAAGACCTGTTCGCCAGTAGTAGGATCAGTGTATGAGACACCGTTAAAGACACCAACAATTGGTACAGTACCACTTGCAGCATGTCTACCGATAGTTCCAGCAGTGAGTTGAGTTACCAAATCACCTTGGAAGATAGCAGTAGTTGCGCCACTTGCGATTCTGTATCTTTGTTGTCCGCCTGTCCACGATTGTCCACCGACCTTTCTAACTGGGATCAAGCCCATTTTAGTAGTTTCGTTTGCCATGTTATTTTCGACTTAAATTCCAAACGTTAAAATAAAGAAGAACTATTAATTCTTAGTTCCCCCACCAAATGAAACCTTACTATTCCTTTCTCTAGAGATAGGCATAGCAGGATTCTCTTCACGCATTAGGTCATTGTCAACTGCTGTCATTTGGTTAGCGGTTTGTTGTTGATAATACTGATCACGTTGTTCGACAACGTTCTCGTCAATTTTGCAGAGTATCAACCCACCAACACCGATGACGCCAGCATGACGACCATCATCAATTGTAGGATAATCGTAACCAGGAACCTCTTCAGGTTTAACTGGCTCCCAACCTTCTCTAAATCTCTTAGAGACGTTGCTGCGATCATCGAAACCTAAAACTTCCGCTCGTATCCAACGATACTTAATGCCCGGAGGCGGATCGTTAGGTACTTCTAACATACTTGGAGGAGTCCAAGGCTGTTTGGCTTTTTTAGATTCCCTAGTATCTTCAGACCTAGGAGTTTTGTTAACTGTATTTGTTTCCTTACTCACGATTTTTGTAACCTCGCTTTTTGTATTGCGTAATCTTTAAATGAAACGCCTAAACGTTTCGCCAATCTTTGCTCGCTTGGAGAAAGCTCCACTCGATTACTTTGTTTGCGTCCGCTTGATGTTGTGCGTGATGGTGAAGCAACCGTTTGGACGGGTTTTTGGTCAGCTTCCACGTTATTAAACCTGTTAGGCAATTCGTTCTTCAGCCTAGTATCTAATTCATTGTAATACTCATCAGAGTTTAAATCAAAACCTTCGCCTGCTAACTCTTCATGAATCGACAAAGCTACGTTGGTAGCTATTCTGTCGGATCCAAACCAAGCATTTTTTTCAGCCCAACCTTGGGCCTTTGGCGATGGTTCGCTGTACTCTTCAACTTGCGGTGCAGGTTGAACAGCCTCTGGTGTAGTTTGTTCTTTTGGAGCGTTAGCTTTTTCCATTTTTACTCTGGATTCGCTTGCTTCAATAAATTTTTTCTCAGCTATTGCTGTGCTCAAAGCTTCTGTCGCTCTAGAAATTGAATCTGAATCGTTAGCTTCAACCGCTTGTTTATGCGCTTGTTTTGCTAATTCGATTGCAGCGTCGGTTTCGTTTTTGCGACTTTCGAACATATCTTCTTCAAACGTTTGCTTGCTTGTTTTTAGACGTTCGTTTTCTTCTTGCAGTTGTTTAGCGTATTGAACAGCCATCAACTCTCTGCGTTGAAAGTCTTTCGCTTGCGCTACTGCTTTGTTGATTCGGTTCTGCGCGTAGGCAGCTTTCTTTTCGACCTCAGATTTATCTTTGGTTTCCTCAACAACTTTTTGACTTGTTTCAAAGTCCTCTGTGATGTCGTCTTCTTGTAAAGGTTTGAGTTCGTCTTTGTTATCGTCTAACTCAATAAATTGAGTTTCTTCAGAAACATCTTCGTTTACTCTTTTACCAATGGGCATAGCAGCTTTTTCAATCTGCTCTTCCGATATTTCTGGTAGTTTGTATTCTTCTTGTTCAGCCATAATAAATCACCTATAAAGTTTTAATGTCGTCAGGATCTGCAATCGTTCCAATAACTTCATCGTCGTTAATTATCCTTACCTCATGGTTGTCTTCTAGGCGAAACCTCGCGCCAGCGTAACGACCAATCAATACCCAGTCTTTTTCCTTACACCAAGCAACGCCTTCAAACTTACCTTCATCTTGGTAAGCCGTAGGCCCAACTTTCAAAACGTAAGCAACCACGGTCGCTAACGATTCGCGTTCTAAAGTTGAACTGGTTAAATGAATTCCACCTTCGGTGACAGCTCTGCCTTGATAAGGTAAAACTAGGAGTCGCCAGCCGGTGGGACTTGGTAATCTTTCTAGTAGTGATTTGTCTAACAGAGACGGATCGAGCACTCTGTTGTCTGGTTCTACGAAAGCTGAATCTACGTTTGTGGCTTCTTGCGCTTTCGCTTTTGCTCTTTCTTCTGCGATGTGTTTTGGAACTGATAGTTCTGACATCGATTATTCCTCTTCTTGCAGCGCCTCTCTTATTTCTGCTTCCAAGGAGCGAAGTGCTGTTAATTCTCCAATGTGGAAGCGATAGTCTTCCACGGATTGTATATTACCCGCACCTAATGTTTCAAGTATATCTTGTTGTCTTTGATTAATTTTTTTTAACAACCAATCAGCTAGGTTTACTGCATCCACCTAATAGTCTCCCCAAATTTTTACTTTTTTGCCGCCGTAATACTCAACCGCATGCCCTTCTTTTATCAATATTTGACAAATATCTTCACCGTCTTCGGTGTACGGTATGCCTAATATTCTGCCGTACTTGCCTTTGCCTAAAGATTTTATTTTAAATTTACCGACGCATAATTCTTGCAATCTTTCTTTCGCGGCAAGACCTAATTTTTTTTCAGCTAGATCTCTAGTTCTAGATTCTGGAGTATCAATGCCGTGCAGACGTACGCGCTGTTTGTGCAGTTTCACGTCAAAACCAAGATCTAAAATTATGTCGATCGTGTCGCCGTCAACCACTCTATCGAGTTCGGCTTGATATACAAAGGCTTCTGGATTATCACTCATAACTAGGAGTCAGTGCCTGACAAGCGATCCTTGGGGAGGGTTATGAAGTTGCGTACAGACACTGACAATTACTTATCCCTTTTAATTAATAATTCTGCTTGTTTAATTCTATTCGATGCGTCCAATCTATCTCTACCTAGATCGTCTTTCATTCTCGCTATCTCTTGAGTAACGTTTAATCTGTCTTGTGCTAGTTGCATTCTTTGCATGGTTTCTTGCGCATCAAACTCTTGTTTAACAAAAAACTCTTCGCGTTTTCTATCGACGTCTTGAGCTTTGATATCTAATTCTTTATCGCGCAACTCAACCAAAGGATCTGGCGGTGGTGCTGGTGGCACGAAGGCAGCGTTCACTTGTTCCATCAAAGTAGCTTGTACTTGTGCTACGTCTCTAGCCACAGCCGTTTGCATTCGTTGCAACATTATCTGAGCTTGTTCGGGTGGCATTTGTTGAATCATTTGCATGGTCTGCATGTAGCCAGGGTCTTGTTGGTTTTGTTGTTCCACCAACTCGGCAGCACGCAACGCAACGTGTTGATAAACGTGACCTTGCACGGCGCCTAAAATAAGCGGATTGGTCATCACGTTAGTGGTACGCGCAAACGATAAATGCACGTTGATGTGCGCATCGTGGTCTTGTCCAGGGAACGCTTGTACCTGTTGTCCAGACAGTAGCAATTGGTTTTCCGTTGCAGGGTCAGTTGGCATCGGTTGCGGTGGTGGAGGTAACAAGCGTTCGATGTTCTGTACGCCCATAGCAGAATACATTCTGCGATAAGCTTCGTAAGTTCCTTGCGGCCCGTGTATCTGTGGGTTTGAATTTACGACCGTTAGTATCTCTTGTGCCAACATAACACGTTGACTCATGGAGAATATGTTCGGATCCGATACGGGCAAGACATCGACACGATCGTCAAAGTCTATTTGTTTGATCATGCGATCGCCGTTGGATGTCATGTACGGATATTCTGGCGGTAAGTATTCAGCGAATACTTTTGCCAATAAACCAAACTCAAAGCGTTGCGAAGAATGCAAAC